ACTTCTCAGTTCTTTCAATCAACCAATCTAAGTTCTCGGACTCAGGTGTAAAGATATTTGGTAAGAGTTCCATACCTTGTCGATAATTCTCTTCACTAAGTTTACCACTTTCATCTATCTCAATCTTAAATGACTCAAGGGTTGGTATCTTATTATACTTGGATACAAACTTTGCGACTTCTTTAAATAAGTCTTTATATACACCGTCAAAATAATCAGGAACAAGAAAAGGTAAAACTCTTCTTGTGTACTCTTCGTTGGTGAGTAAGTTTCTAAGTATCGTCTGTTCTAGGTTGATATTCATCTTTTAACCATTCTAAAGTTTCAGGTTTCGCACCAACCTCTCCCGTATCTTTATCTTGTGCAAGTAAAGTACCTTCCGAGATTGATTGTTCAATTATGTTGGAGAGTATTCTACCACAGTACTCCTGAAATGTCAAATCTGTTTCTACTTCTAAGTCGGGGTCAGGACTACTCACTATCTCATAATTAAATGTAAGTGCATCTCTTTTTCCGTCAAACGCAACCTTACCATATCGAATTACCGTTTCAGGATATTCTTCTAGTAGTCTTACGTCCCAACCCCTTGTATCATCTGATTGTGGGATAATCTCATAGTGAACTCCTTCACTGAGTTTATCTAAAATACCTTGTTGGTGTTGTTTAGTCAATTCCCAATCACTCATATAGAATAAGTGTGTTTTATGTAATCTTTGAAATCTGTTGTTTCAAATATCGGACTCCAGAACTCAGCATTGAGAGTGTCTTTCTCACGAACCTTGTTTCCGATAGTTTCACCAGTCCCTTTATCAACAACCATATACCAACCATTACTAGGCTTAACGATATAACCACCACTAACAGCAACGTCCAACAAACCTGAGTAAGACTGTATACCACCTTCCCACGACACCGAGATAGGAATTTTCGACTTTTCTTTAACATATCTACTCTTATCTATATTAATAATAAAGTGATACCCTTTTATTTCTGTACCAGACTTGTCTTGTTGTCTACCAACAATCCAAATGTTATCTGCAGAATAATAAATACCCGTACCACCACCAACTACATCTTTTGGAAATAAACCAATCTCTTTATATGTATGGTTTACTGCAATCAATGGAATGTTCTTCATCTTAAGATAAGGTGTAGACATTCTGAATAATCCTTTCAGTGCTTTTGCACGAGACATATCTGCAACTGACTTTTCACTCAGTGCATCTTCAAGTTCTTTCTTACTTGCAAGATTACCGATAGAGTCAATCACCACGATGACATTGTCATCTCTGTCTAGTTCTTCAAACTGTTTAATTAAATCAAACTTAAGTTCTTCTACATTTGTGATAGGTGTATGTAATACTCTATCCATAGGAATATTAAATTGTTCAAAGTAAGATTGTGGTGAACCAAACTCAGAGTCATAAAAAAGTAAGACTGAGTCTTTCTTGTTTTCTAAATAAGAACTTGCAATCTTTAGTGCAAAAGATGTTTTGAAATGTTTACTAGGGCCTGCAAGGACGGTAAGTCCAGGCGTAATACCACCTTCGGTATTACCACTTAGTGCAACATTAATCATAGGTACATCTGTAGGTACTACATCTGTATCCCCAAAAAACTGAGACTCAGAAAGAACTTCCGTATGTGCAATGGTAGAGTTCTTTTTTAGTTTATCCATAATAGACGGCATATTATTTTTCTCCAAACTTTATGTTGTTAGATTTCTCACGTTCATCGAGTTCATACTCTTCTCGCATTTTATTGTTTATTTTAACAGACTCCGCAATTAAAGTCAAGTCTTGATTAAATTTAACGAATGCATTCATATCTTTTGGTAGACACGCACCACCAAAACCTTTCTTCCCGTCAAAGCCTGGAACACGGGTATGCGAATATCCTATTCTTTTATCTGCAGATACAGCATCAATAATTCTTTGTGGACTACAACTAAAGTCAAGAGCCGCATCATGTAGTTGGTTGAAGAATGTCACTTTCATTCCAAGATAACTATTGATTGCATACTTAACAAAAGATGCTTCTTGCGGTGTCATAGTCACAAAACTTTTACTTACACATAAACTAAAATCATTATAAAATTGTATTACTCTACTACAAGACTCTGGAGAAACTCCACCTAGTACATGATGTTGACTATAAATAAATTGTTCCTTTGCGGAGTTTTCCGTTAGAAACTCTGGATTGTAAGTAAGTCTTGGTTTATCTTCATCATGTATAGAATTGTACAAACGATTAATTACATCAGGTGTAATTGTTGATTTGATAACAACCATACTTTTAGTATGAGTTATAAGTTTTAAAACCGCATCTTCAACTATTGATGCGTCTACTGTCCCATTGTCATGCATTGGTGTGGGTGCAGTAATGAAAGTCATGATAGGTTTGTAATCTACTAAATTATCTATGTCAGTACCATACAAAGGGTCTACTAAAAACTTATCGACTAGTTCATGAGTAAACGCATAGTCAATTGCCTTACCGACAAAACCATGTCCGACAATACCCATTCTTATTTTCTTGTCTTGTACCATTCTGCAAACTCTGGGTTATTTAAAAATATTTCAAATATATCACGTGGTGGGATTTGTTCTGTCTTAATACAAGATGCAAGATTTTCCCATTCTTCTTTATTGTACTTCATCAGTTCACTTCCATATAATCTTTATACCATTCCATAAAATGTGCAACACCTTCTTCTATATCGACCATAGGTTGATATCCCAACTTCTGTAGTTTGTTTGTATTACTCCAAGTCTCAAGAACATCTGCGGGGTGCGGTGGTACTAAATTTACTTTTGGTTCTCTGTTTAATTCTTTTCCAATTCTATCTATAAACTTCATAAGTTCAACTTGTTTACCATTACCTATATTGAATATCTCTCCAGACTCTATATCTTGATTAAAGATAACAAGTTTTATTCCTTCAACAATATCATCAATATAAGTAAAATCTCTTTTCATCAATCCATAATTATATGCTTTGATAGGTTTATCTTTTACGATACTTGTAGTAAAATCAAAGAGTGCCATATCAGGTCTACCCCATGGCCCATATACCGTAAAAAATCTTAGACCAATATTATGTAATCCTGACATTTTAAATTGACATTCATTCACATACTTAGTATATGCATAAGGATTTCTTTGATGCGGTTGGACATTGTCTTCTGTCCAAGGCAAAGTAGTTGTCCCACTATATACAGAACTTGTGGACGCATATATTACTTTCTCTACTTGATGTAGTTTACATACGTTGATTAGATTTTGTGTACCTTCAATATTATCTCTATGATATAAATGTTCATTACCCATACTATTTCGTACACCCGCACGTGCGGCTAGATGCACTACGATATCAGGTTCGTATGATTGAAACAACATATCTAATCTTTCAAAGTCATTTAAATCACAATCTCTTATTTCTAAACCAAACTCTTCACACCTATCTTTCTTTAGTTGTGGGTCATAGTAATTATTAAAGTTGTCTACTCCGACACAATATAAATCATATTCTTTTGTTAGTAAAGAATTCATTAGATGACTTCCAATAAATCCCGCACCACCAGTGACTAATATCTTCACGGGTTTAACTTCTGTTTCTATAGACATATTCTAATGCTCTATCTGACTCTTTTACCATATCACGATTTTTATACCAACCACCCGTGACACCGTCAAACTCTTTACACAATGTTGCGACTTGTTCTGCAGTGATAGGATATCCTTTCGATACTGCATTACCACACACTGCAACCATAATCTGATACATCTTATAGTACCAACCCGTTTCAGTAATCGCACGATATTCTGTTTCAAGTTTCTTAGACCAAAACGGACAATCAGAAAAACCCGTCCAACTATAATTAGTATTATCTAGTTTACTCTTACGATGTTCAACAACTGCTTGTTGCAACTCTGGTGGTAATCTATCTAGAAAGTTCTTACCCTTGTTTTCAATATAAGAATGTTTCTCCATTAACATTTGTGGGTCAAGTGTGATACCACTGTTTCTAAAATAAAAGTTATATGCGTTTGGATATTGTGCGGGAACATAATACATTCTTGCAAGGTCTTTAGTTTGTTCGTCACCAATATCTTTAAATTCTTTATTCATTGCAAACCAAAAGTGAGATAAATCTTTTGCGTTGACTTCTTTGGTTAGTGGAAAGACTAAACGAAACTTTGGTTTCTTAACTGTAGATGATGCAGTACTATAACAGATATATTCATATGCACCAAACATTTTATAGAGTTGTTTTTCTAAACTGCGAACAGTATCAGGTTCAGTACAAGGATTGTTATCAAGTATAAAACTATCGCAATCAAGACAAGCCCAAGAACCCCATTTATTAACATTCTTATTACTCCTTGTCCCACCTTCGTGAAACTGAGCAGGACTAATAAGAGAAGAACTATTATTTCCACCTTTTACACCTTTCTTATTGGATAACTCATATAACAACAATGCAAATTTGTCCCACGACTGAAACTGCATAGTCCTATGCGTCTTATTGTCATATGTGTTCTTAAAAATAGTTAGACTATACATTGTCCCATATTATACATGATATAACAAAGAATGTCAATCGGAAGAGTCCAACCAATGTATACAACCCTTCTCTTTAAATATCTTTTTATATTTCTTGACCCTTTCCCAATGTTCCTTTTCTAATTTTTTAGATAAAGGTGTCAACCCTAACTTTTTATCAAGTTCTGTCATTTACCAACCACCGTCTCTGTCTTTTTCATCTTTCTTAATAAATTTATTCATTCCAATTAACCATGTTATAACACCCCAAGCATCTGATAAAAATCTTTTCAGTTTACCTGATATTCCAAACATAACAAATAGATAACATAAAACTACTATTCCACTAACTTGTAAAATTGCAATAACGTATTCCATAATTACTCCTACCATTTTTCGTTGTAAATAAATTCACCCGTTTCATAATCCCAACCATTTGTTTTCTTAAAAACTTTTTTACCCCATGCGTCAGTATGGAGTTGTTCTTTACTCGGTGGGTGCGAGTGAGTCATTGGGTCATGGTCTGTACCAACATACTTAAATGCTTTTGACCCGTCTGAGTATCCACCTTGTCCTTCTAACTTGCATGGTGGTACGTGGTCAAACTCACGTTCGCATTCGCATTTGTGTTTGACACTATACTTACCAATATCTAAATTAGTTCCATAGATGTACTCTCCGTTAGTCATCTTCATATAAATCATTTCATGTACTTGAGCCATTATCCAAAAAAATCCTCTAATGATGCTTTTGGTTCTGCACTCCAACCAACTGCATCAAAGATTGGTTCGAGTGGTTCAAGAAAAGTTTTCTCAAACATTTTTTCATAGTCGATATATTTATTTAGGTTTAATTCTTTTGGTAAAACTGTTTTGAAAGAAATTACATTTTCATTTATTGGATTAGGAGTTTTCAAATAAGTGTATTTAATTTTTTCTCCATTGTTTATCTCTTCATATTTGATTGTTAGATTATTCTGTCTGAGATAATGATTGTACAGTAAACAACCCCTAGAATGAATTGGTGTTCCTTTCCCGTAGATAGTATTTCTATCTGCATATTTTTTTACATGACGGACTCCTCTCGGAAAAGATATATCTTCTGCGGGAGAGTCTTTGAATACATTTTTAAATACACTTACAAAGTGTTGTGCATCATTTTGTGTTTGTGCAATAATAATCTTAAATAGTTTTTTCATGTTATCACGAACCAACTCTGGAGTCGATGACTTGATGGCTTCAATACCCATAATCTTAAGTTTAGGTTCTTTGTACTGTACACCTTCTGAGTTGTGGACATTTAGAATATATCTTTTCTTTGCAACCCAGATACCTTTATCTGCAATTACTTCTCTACCCATTTCCATACGATTAGTCATTGCACCCGTATAGTCTGCAAGTTCTTGATAAGATTTAGTTAATACCTTTTCAAAGTGTGTCTTACTAATCTCGTCCAAAAACTTAACTGGATTTTTAGGATTAAATTTTTGGACGAGTTCTCCCATATTAATATAGAGAGAGTCAGTATCAATTGCAATCACATAATCTACATCGTCAGTAGACATTAGTTTATTCATTTCTTTATTGACAGTTCTTTCTGCCCATAGAATAGATAACTGACCACCGAGTGTGATTGACTCTGCAACTCTTTGGTCAAAGTATCTAAACCAACGATTACCCAATGCACCATACAATGAGTTCATTAAAATCTTGATAGACATTTGTTGATTGTCTAAGTGTGATATTCTATTTGATAAAGACTTAGTTGGTGTAGACTCATACTCTTGTTTTAATTCTAACATTTCTTTTTTGATGTCAACTCTTTCTTCGTAATACTTTTGAATTACATATGGTATCACACCTTGTCTATCTTTTTTAAATCTTGCACCATTGGGTGCAGTCGCATAAGTAGTATCAATCTCAGTTTGTTTTCTAAGTATATGTTCTAAAGAAGTATTAACTAGACCGTCCACAACTGTCTCAGGAGACATATTGTTTTGTACAATAATATTTGGATATAGTGAATTCAAATCAAAAGATACGACCCAATCATGACTTCCCACTTGTGGTTCTTTTACATAACCACCAACAAAACTTGATTTAGACTTTTCTTCTTTTGGTGGACAGACAACTTTGTTCTTGTTTAACATACGATAAATTATGTTATCCCATATTTTAGTTGTTCCAAGTGCATCACGATAGTTTACTCCACCACGATAGGCCATAGTCATTGATAGTGTAATTAATCCAAGAGACTCTTCAAGTCTATCAATAAGTTCTACGTCTTTTATATTATAGTCAATAAACTTTTGATAATCATTTTTATACAATGCAAATAAACTATCTTGTTCTTCATATGATATTTTACCTTCTCCAAGAACTACGTGTGCAATATTATTTAAGGTATAGGACTCTTGTTCTCCAAGAGTATTATAAGTAAACTTCCTAAATATTTCTTTGTAGTCTAGTTGGGTGATACCAAGTATCTCATAAGTAATTGCTTCTTTACCATAGTAGTCCGTTCCTTTGTCTTCATTGACATGACCCCAAGGCGATAATTCTTTTATCTTATCTTCTCCATACATCTTACGCAAACGATTAATAATATAAACCATATCAAAACTAATACTATTCCAACCCGTGACAATGTCAGGATAATTTTGTTTCCAATAATCTAAGAACTTGTGTAAGAGTGCAGCTTCATTCTGACATTTAGTATAGAGAACATTCTCTGCGGGATTATAATCTCCACAACCCCAAGTACGATAAACACTCTCTTTGTTATTCTTGGTAGTGATTGCAGTAATAGGATAGTCTGCATATTTTGGTTCGGGGAAACCTTCATCGGATTGTACTTCGATATCAAAACTTGTGACTGAAATAGTATCACGGTTAAACTTTATTTCGTCAGGATATTTTTGTGCAATGAACTGCGATACGAAATCATTCATTCCGTAAATGTTAAAGGTTTCTACTCCTTGATATCTTTTTGTAAAATCTTTTGCATCACGCATAGAGTCAAACTCTATCGGGTCTACGGGTTCGTCAAATAAAGTTCTCCAACCAGATTTAGGTTTGGGTGTAGAAACATACAAGGTTGGTTTGAATGGAATTCTTTTTTGAATTCTCTGACCACCTTTGTATCCTATGTAAAGTAAGTTGTTTCCGAAACGGGAAACATTTGTATAAAAATCCATTGTTGCATATTATATAGTATTAATCAAAAAAAGTCAAGGGATATTTCTACCCCTTGACCACAAATAAAAGTTATTTGATTTTAATAGTTTTAGGTTTTTCCTTTTCAGGAATATTTCTAATCAATTCGATTGATAGAATACCGTCAACTATTTCTGCACCTTTTACTTCAACATGTTCTGCGAGTGCAAAAGTTTTGTAAAAGTTTCTTTCTGCAATACCTTTGTGTATAAACTCAACTGCATCTTCTGGCGGTGTCTCGTTCTTTTTAGAACAAGTAATCGTCAGATTATTTTCTTTGAGTTCAATATCAACATTCTTTTTATTGAAACCAGCAACTGCCATTTCAATAAACCAAGAGTCTTCACTTCTCTTGATGATGTTATATGGAATGTTAATACCACCGTTGTGTGGTACTGCGGCTTCGGATAGTTTATCAAAGATACTATCGAAACCTATTGTAAATGGACGGAATTGTCCAAACGCTTCTATTGTAGTCATATCTACTCCTATATTAGCAAGTTTATGGAGAACCTCACCCGAGCATTCTCTCTATATTATATATATGGGGACGAATTTTCAGATTTCAACAAACACCAGCTTGTTTACTACTCTTTACTATTCTGACACCCCGTCTAGATAATTCGTTTCTAATCTTTTGTTTAAGTTTAGGTTTTGTATTCTCTGC